TTTGGAGGGTTAAATCATGTCAGATAAATTTCACGCAGTACTAGCAGCAATCCTGGGCGCTATGGCGCTCATTCTAGCTAACTACCTATAAAGGGCATATTATGAACTTCAACACTTTCCCTGGCCGCAACGACGACGTACATGGCGATGAACACTACTACACCTACATTGACGAACTCAAAAACGCCAACGTAAACGACGTAATTAAGACTATCGCCAGTGGAGGATCGGACGCCTATGAATGGCTTAAGCTTCTAAAAGACGGTGATATCCTGTATCACTTGCTCATCATTCTATGCAAAAACAAAGATAAACCCGAGTACAGTGAAATGCTTAAAGAATTAAAAATCGAGATTGAGGGGTGGCTAGTATGATCCCCATAATCACCGGCATTGTAGTGATCACAATCATCATAATCTTCGACATATAAAAACATACCCCTAGAATCGATTTTAAGCGCCTTTAAGGCGCTTTTTTTATTGCCCTTTACCATTGACGTGTATTTCTATTAAAATTGTTTATAACGTCTTGAATTAAAATGTCAATTACTTTAAGGGATTAAGGTTATGCAAAGGGCAAAAACAGCACATGATCAACATAGCTATGAGGGCAAGCTAAGACGCTTGGGTAGCCACAACATTGACTATACGATTCGTGAAGTATGGCCAAAGATGCTAGAGCATATCACTGAGGGTAAAAGCTTAATGAGTGCCACTAGAGAAGCAAAGATGTCTTATGCCACTGCTATGTACCAGCTGCGCAATAACCCTGAATTACAGTCTAAGTACAGGGAGGCGATAGCAGAGCGTGGCGACTATCTTGCAGATGAACTAGTAGACCTATCGGACGAAATGCCACCGGCCGATCTGGATCCTCAATTGATCAATGCCTGGGTAAACCGTCAGCGCTTGCGTATTGATGCCCGTAAATGGACCGCATCAAAATTGCGTCCTAAACAATGGGGTGACAAGATCGATGTATCGGTTACTCATACCCAGATATCAATTAACGAAGCACTAAGAAGTGCTGAGTCTAGATTGTTGGATAATGTTACTGACATAGTCCCAAATGAGCCTAAAGATAATTTAGAATCTACCGATTAGCAGTATTAGCAGTATTAGCGGTATTTAGCGGTATTTAGCAGTATTGACGACCGATACTCTAATACTGCTAATCCCCTAGGATTAGCGGTATTGGGGGTGTATCCTTTAGGAATACCGCTAATCCAATACCGCTAATTTTGCTCATTTATTGAGCATATTTTGAGGGTAAACCCTAATACCGCACAATTAGCGGTATTTAGCGGTATTAATCCCCATCGGACTCCGCTTTATAGTTTTTGGGCAACATATACCCCGAACCATGCCGCCCTGGACGAGTCACCACATGACTAGGGAAAGGCTTAAACATCTCGTCGATCTCATTGTTCTGAATCATCAAATCAATGAGTGCTAGGGTCTTTGCCTTGTCGCCTTTCATGCGGGTAAACAATTCGTCTTTGGTTAAATACTCGCCATGCTTTAACTGTCTGAGTGCGTCGATCGCTATTTGTTTGCGCGCGTTTTCTGCTTGAGTACGGGCAAAATCTTCGCCAGCTTTGCGATCAACCTCTTTTTGTTTCTTTATATCTGCGCGCCCATTGGCGCTCATAACTTGTGGCACCCCATGTATGAGACTTTCTTTTATCGGATTACCCAGCATATCGTGGGTGCTGATTGTGTTGTATGCAGCATCAAACATAATCCCGTCAGCTTTTGCCATAAACCGGTGCTTGGCCGACTCAATTTCTAACCATCGTTTGCCATCATCTTCCTTTATTATGTAAAGTACTTGGTTGGCATCTGCTTCCCATGCACCGGCCCCTCTGGCACTAAAATCAGCCACATCAGCACGTTTGAGTGCCTTTGCCAAGTGTGCGACTAACCACAAAGGCATACTATGGAATCGACTCTTGAGTGTGGCCATGGCTCTACCCACCTCTGAGTTATCACTCTCATTGTCCAAATCAAAACTTGAATTGGTGGTATCAAACACAACTAACGGATTTGTCTCATACACCACGCCATCGTTGCTTGTGTTGTCAACAGCCATTGACTCATAGATGGGTGCGACTTGTGCCACGATTTCGGGCGCCAGGCGGGCGGCTGATACGATCTTGAACCACTCGGACACTTCGGCATCGGATTTGCCACCTAGGTGATTCGACTCTTTCATTGATCGCAGTATGCGCAGCACTTGGCGAGGGTCCTCAGATACCCATATGATCTTGCGACGCAAAAGAGGCTTAAGCGTATCGGCGGGGTCGCAAAGGTGAGCAACTCGTGTGGCAATCGGGACTAACTGAGTGGTTTTACCCGCACCGGCAGAGCCTGCGATCAATACAACGCCTGATTGAATTAAACCGTCCAATACATACTCTTGTGCCGGTATGTTGCCCATGTCATAGTCAACAAAGACGGCCAAGGGGTGCTTGGGCTGATCTTTTAAAATTGTCTCTGCTGCTGCATCGCCAAGGGCAGCTGATGCGCCAACGTCTTGCTCTGGCTCATAGCGCGATATGCTCTCGGCAATACGTCTAATGTCTGAGGCTGGCAAGGGTATGTCGCACCGCTCGGCGTTCACTATGCTGATGGCTGCGTGAATTTCGGTGTTGGAAAAGCCATTACGACGCATGGACCCTGCGAGAGACGCCAAGCCTGCATTGCGGTTGCCGGTGATCAAAGCGCCGTCGGTAGCCAATGCCACAACTTTACGCACGGCCATTGCGGCTAGCCACTGGTCAGGGATAACAAATGGGCACACACCATCGGCGGGGTCGCCGGATGCTTCCCAAGTGTAGTCACGCCCATTCACACTTGATGGTGCGACCACAAAATAGCGCCCGCCGGACAAAAAATCGACGCCTTTGCGCAATTCACAACTCTTTAAACCATCACGCCATTGGGCGATATAGTGTTGGCCACCACCGGCGGTCAATTGGCATATGCCATCAGGCACAAAACCATGCTCTGTTGTGAAATCGTCCCATGATTCGTCACCACCATTGCGGGGGTCAATATCAAACACCACAATGCCGGACTTTTCCCCTGCTGCAATGCCAATGTTGTAATTCGGATTCTGCGCCCACCAGGCACGGATTTGGTCGGGGTCTATGGTCGCATCATGTACGCCATGTGCAGAGGCTGGGCGCTTATCGTTTGGGATCAATGGCAAGACATGCCAGCCCCATGACGCATAGCTAAGAGCCGCATCTAGCTTGGTTGTTGTGGTCATAGGGATGCTCATGATTGAAAATAATCGGACAATTTTTTAATCACTTCATAAGACGGATTCTTATTGGTGCCGTTTTTAATGTTCAACACAGTGTTGTAGTGAATGCCGGTACGCTCTGCCACCACAGGCACCGCCCTATCCTGTAAGAGGTCAAAGATTTGCTCAATGGTTAACATTTTTTGTGCCTTTTGTAATTAAATTGAATTTACTTGTTGACACAATAACATTAACCATGCAATAATTCAATCAATCGCTAAACGGATACCCCAACAAGCGATCACTAAGGAGAGCCAAATGGCTATCAATCTACGCAGTACCAAAGGAATACACGCCAACGGTGTGAAGCTTTTAGTCTATGCAAATGCGGGTGCTGGCAAAACCTCATTGATTCCAACATTGCCTACGCCAATCGTGTTTTCGGCTGAAGGCGGTTTGTTGTCCATTGCTGATGCTGATATCCCTTTTGTTGAGGTGTCATCTTACGACAGTTTGATGGAAGCATATGCGTGGGTAATCGGGTCGGACGAAGCCAAGCACTTTGAATCGATTGCTCTAGATTCAATCAGCGAAATTGCTGAAGTTGTCTTAAATCACGAAAAAAAGATTGCAAAAGACCCAAGGCAAGCTTACGGCAGTATGCAGGAGCAGATGGCTGACATCATCCGTGCGTTTCGTGATATCCCTAAACATATCTATTTCACAGCTAAGTGTGAGAAGGCAACTGATGAAACTGGTCGAATCCTTTATGCACCTTCGATGCCTGGTAACAAGACAGGCCAGCAGCTGCCTTACTTCTTTGATGAGGTGTTGGCGCTCCGTGTCGAGAAAGATGCGGAAGGTAATGCGCAACGTGCGTTGATGTGTGATAGCGACGGTATCTGGCAAGCCAAGGATCGTAGTGGCAAGCTTGACACTTGGGAAGCACCTGACCTTGGTGCCATCATTGCAAAGATTGGGGGTTGATTATGTTTGACGCCAACAAAAACTATTCATATTCAAAAGGTCATGGGTTGACGGCCGTTAAAAGCACAAACCTCTACCAACGCTGGCTTGACGCCAAAAAAGCAGAGAAAGACGCTATTGACCTTCGTCGCGCGATTGAGGACGAACTGGTCATGGACTTGGACATTGCCAAGACTTTAGACGGCACTCAGAACATTGATGCTGACGGCTACAAGGTCAAGGTCGTCGGACGCTTAGATCGCAAGGTCAATGCCGACAAGCTTCAAGACTTAGCAGCAGAGTTTGGTTTAACGCAGCACCTATCCAGCCTGTTTCGGTGGAAGCCTGAAGTCAATGCCTCGGCATGGAAGTCAGCAGATGTAAGCATTACTGAAGTATTGCAGGACGCTATTACGACCACTAACGGTCGCCCATCTTTCACAATCACTAAGGAATAAATATCATGGCACAACTTCTTGAAACTTTCAGCGTTGACGCGCTGCCCACACCCACTAACAACTTCGAGCCATTGCCAGCGGGTTGGTACACAGCAGTGGTGAACGGCGCGGAGATCAAAAACACCAAAGCAGGCACCGGCCAGTACATTGCCGTGCGCTATGACATTACAGGACCTACTCACCAGGGTCGCGTAGTGTTTGGTAACCTGAACATCAAGAACCCAAACCCCAAGGCAGAGGAGATTGGTCGCCAACAACTCGGTGAGCTTATGCGAGCAATTGGCTTGACAACTGTGCAAGACACTGATCAATTGATTGGTGGCCAGTTGAGCATTAAGCTGGATGTGCGCGAGTCAGAGCAGTATGGCGCATCGAATGATGTTAAGGGTTATAAGTCCAACGGCACTGTGCCAGCGGCAGCAGCCAAAGCACCGGCGGCAGCCAAAGCAGCCCCACCTTGGGTTAAGAAGTAAAAAAACGCCCCCAGCCATACGGTTGGGGGCAAATAAACCAAGGAGAGGTACCATGAAGATACCTGAGTCAGAATACACGATTGAGGCATTGATTGACAAGCATCATGAGTCAATTCAAGGCGGGGCTAGACCACACATGGGCGCTAGCATACTGGGGCATCCCTGCGACCGGTGGTTATGGTTGTCGTTCAGGATGGCGGTGGTTGAGCGCTTCCCTGGTCGTATCTTGCGCCTATTTAGGCGTGGCCAGAATGAGGAGGCACAGGTTGTGTCGGACTTGCGCGCTATTGGTTTGAGTGTGCAAAAGACAGGTGCTAATCAGTCTCGAGTGGACTTTGGGTGCCATGTGTCTGGCAGCATTGACGGAATCATTGAGCATGGTGTGCCAGAAGCACCCAAGACACCCCATGTGCTAGAGATCAAAACGCATGGCAAGAAATCGTTTGAAAGCCTACTCAAAGATGGCGTAGAGAAGTCAAAGCCTATGCACTATGTGCAGATGCAAATGTACATGGCGGGAATGAAGTTTGACCGTGCGCTATATGTTGCGGTTTGCAAAGATGACGACCGTATCTACACTGAGCGGGTCAAGCTTGATAAGGCAGCTGCTCAGAAAGCTGTCGAGCGTGGGCATCGCATTGCTACGGCTGATCGTATGCCACCACCACTAAGCACTGACCCCACATGGTTTGAGTGCCGCTTCTGTGCGGCGCATGAGTTTTGTCACAAGACGCAGCTAACTAAAGAAGTCAACTGCCGGACTTGTGCCAATAGCACAGCCAAAGAAGACGGGACTTGGTCGTGTGAGGAATATTCTGTAACGCTAGACTTTGCTAATCAGAGAGTGGGCTGCGAAGCGCACATTTTGCACCCAGACTTGGTGCCGTGGCCGCATACAATCAAAAACGAAAATGTGACTTGGGTCACACCAGATGGCGAGATTAGTAACGGCATCAAGGGTCCGGACGTCTTTTCCAGCCGCGAGATTGTGGCCAATCACAAAGCTTGTGCAAGCCCTGATGAGTTTATCAAAAGCTTGCGCAAAGACTTTGGTGCGGAGATATTTTGATGTTGCGTGACTACCAACAACGCGCCATTGACCAGCTATACGCGTGGTTTCACAAGACCCCAACTGGCCATCCGTGCCTGGTACTGCCCACTGGGTCGGGGAAGAGCCACATTGTTGCGGCGCTGTGTAAGGACGCGCTGCAATCTTGGCCAAAAACGAAAATTCTTATGTTGACTCATGTCAAAGAATTGATTGTTCAGAATGCCGAGAAAATGAGACTCCACTGGAGGGGAGCGCCTTTGGGTATTTATAGCGCAGGGATTGGTAAGCGTCAACTAGGTGAGCCAATTACTTTTGCCGGCATTCAGTCGGTCAGAACCAAGGCAGCACAGCTTGGTCACATTGACTTGGTGATTGTGGATGAGTGTCACCTAGTGAGCCACAAAGATGAGGGCGGATACCGCGCCCTTTTAAACGACCTACAAGCGATTAATCCTGATCTTAGGGTGGTAGGCTTGACTGCCACGCCTTATCGCCTTGGACACGGTTTAATCACGGATAAGCCGGCATTGTTTGATGCGTTGATTGAGCCGGTTAGCATTGAGGAATTGGTTTATAAAAAATATTTAGCGACTTTGCGCAGCAAATTGACGTCCGAGCGCTTTGATGTGTCGGGTGTGCATAAGCGTGGTGGCGAGTACATTGAGTCTGAGTTGCAAGCCGCGGTAGATAATGCAGACAAAAACCGCCAGGTTGTGCGCGAGGTGATCAAGCTTGCTTGCAAGCGTAAAGCCTGGTTGTTCTTCTGTGCTGGTGTCAAACACGCGCAGAACGTGTGCCAAGAATTGATTGCGCAAGGTGTCACGGCAGCGTGTGTGACCGGTGAGACACCCAAGGCGGAGCGTGACAGAATATTGACAGAGTTTAAGGCTGGCAACATCCGTGCGTTGACCAATGCCAATGTGTTGACCACAGGATTTGATTATCCGGATATAGACTTGATTGCCATGTTGCGTCCAACCATGAGCGCATCGCTTTATGTCCAGATGGCAGGGCGTGGGATGCGACCTAAAAGCCACACCGACCATTGCTTGGTGCTGGACTTTGCCGGAGTGGTCGAGACGCATGGCCCAATCACTAACGTGCAACCGCCAAAGAAGGGCGGGTCGGGTGAGGGCGAGGCACCGGTTAAGGTGTGCGATGAGTGCCATGAGATTGTGCATATTTCTGCCAAGGTCTGCCCGAACTGTGGCCACGCATTCCCACCACCAGAAGAAAAGAAATTGGTGCTACGCCATGACGACATCATGGGGTTAGATGGCATGGATATGCCGGTCACCGATTGGCATTGGCGCAAGCACGTTAGCCGTGCCAGTGGCAACGAAATGATTGCCTTGACCTATTACGGTGGCTTGACTGACCCGCCGATTACTGAGTACTTGCCCATCTTTAACCAAGGCTTTGCTGGGCAAAAATCATGGCAGTTGTTGCATGATATTGGCAACCAGGCGCAAGCCGTGCTGTCGGGCATTAACCAAGCGCAGGCGCCCATCAATTATTTGGTAGTGCAGATGAACCAAGCTAAACCGCCTTGCATGATTTCTTATCAACGTGATGGCAAATTTTATAAGGTGGTGAAAAGATTATGGTAGCCGTCTCAGAACACATGGAGCAAGCCGCACTGATCATGTGGTTTCGCCGAGCATATCCGGATACATTGATCTTTGCCATACCCAACGGTGGGCTGCGATCTAAGACACAAGCCATGAAGCTAAAGGTTGAGGGCGTGGTGCCTGGCATCCCTGACTTGTTTGTGCCGGCGTGGAAGCTGTGGATTGAAATGAAAAAGGTCAAGGGCGGCAAGATATCGCCAGAGCAACAAGGCATGATTGATTATTTACAAAGTGTTGATTACCATGTTATTGTGGGACTTGGTGCTGAAGATGCAAGACGCAAGATCAGCCAATTTATTAAGGAAACACAATGATCGAACCTAAAGACCGTTTTGTCACCATCCGTATGCCGATTGAGATATTTAAGGTTGTGAAGGCGCAAGCAGATAGCCAGACACGATCAATCAGCAGACAGATTGTTCACTTGATTAAGACTGCGCTGGAGCAGAAATAATGGCACTAACAAGAGACGAAATGACTAAGAGTGTAATGCAAGCGCTTGAGGATTCTGTGCAACATATACCAGAAGAAAAACGTGAAGAAATTAAAGCAAAAATACTGGGAACTTGGTCTGGCCAAATGTTTAACATGAGTATGAGGGAGAAGCAGAAATGAACAAAGACATTATGTTTAGCCTTTGGTATGACAGCCTAGAAGGCACCAAGTCGCAGGGGTTTGCATACAAGGCGTGGTGTGCGGGGTGGGAGGCTGCAAAGAAGCCCATCAAGTGCGACTGCCTAACCCCAGAGCGCTGCGAATTGTATGACCGCTGCTTGAGAGGGGAGAAGGAATGAGCATCCAAAAAGACAAAGAAGCCATTCTGCAAGAGATCAGCAACATCGGGCAGGAGATTGAGCCTTGGGACACTTCCGACATGGCGCATCGGTCTGGTGGGTTGAGTGTTGAGCAAGAGAAACTTTGTAAATATTGCGGGGGTATAGGACGGGTGGTGTGTGATAATAGGTGTACTTGTACACCACGAAAAGAATGGGTCGGGCTGACGGATGATGAAATTCACGAAACGGCAATTATTTGCGTAAAGTCTGGTCAGTCAGTTAATGCCGCTATTCGTGCCATCGAAGCCAAGCTAAAGGAGCGCAACACATGAGCTATATTGTTGCCTCCCTCCCGCCACTAAAATGTTTTGTGCGACGTGAGTTCCTGTACAACTTCACTAAAGGCTATGGCGAGTACGAACCCGCTATCTGGGTGAGCATCAAGGCGCTTAGAGGTCAAGTGTTTCGCATAGAAAGCCTGTTGCCAAACTACGGCGCGCTGTACGACAAGCTGCCAATACACGCTTATGTCTGGCATCCCGACGCGCCTTCAAGCCTACCCATTGACACGCTACAACTGTGGGACTGCATGGGGTACAAGTTTACCGTTATTGAAAAGATTGGATTGCGTAATCTGGGCGTGAAGTTTTTGG